CTGAAGATAAAGATTTTATTAATTTAAAAAATGCAGAGGTTTTTCCAGATAGAAACTCATTTGATTCCGAAAATCCAGGATGGGCTTGGATGTCTAATAACTCTATCTCTGCAGAAGTTGGAACAAAATATGAAGACTATGTTGATTTAATTGCAGACAATGGTGAGCCAGGATTTATTTGGCTAGGAGTTGCTAGAGAATATGGAAGACTAGCAGACGCTCCAGACTACAAAGATTCTCGTGTTATGGGATTCAACCCATGTGCTGAACAACCATTGGAAAGTTATGAATTATGCACACTTGTAGAAGTTCATCTAAATCGTCATGAAGATAAGGAAGACTTTTTACGTACATTAAAGTTTGCTTATTTATACGGTAAAACTGTTACGCTTATGCCAACACATTGGCAAACCACAAATGGAATTATGCAACGTAATCGTCGTATTGGAACATCCCTTACTGGTATTGCATCTTTTGCAGATAAAAAAGGTATGCCAGTAATTCGTGAATGGATGGACGAAGGGTATAAAAAGATTCGTTCATATGATCATACTTATTCAGAATGGTTATGTGTACGTGAATCAATTCGTGTGACTACCGTCAAACCTTCGGGATCTGTTTCGCTATTATCTGGTGCAACACCAGGAGTTCATTGGGGTCCAGGAGGAGAATTCTATCTTCGTGCTATAAGGTTTGGCAATACAGATCCAATGGTACATTTATTTAAAGCAGCAGGGTATAAAATTGAAGATGACGTAGTATCAGCAAACACTTCAGTAGTGTATTTCCCAGTAGCATCTGGACATCCTCGTTCTGAGAAGGATGTAAGTCTTTTTGAAAAGATTGGTTTGGCTGCTACCGCTCAAAAGTATTGGTCTGATAATGGAGTATCCGTAACTTTGTCATTTGACAAGGAGTCTGAGACCAAGCATATTGCTCCAGCATTACACATGCATGAAGGTCAATTAAAAGCAGTTTCATTTTTACCTATGGGTAATAAAACTTATCCACAGCAACCATATACAAACATTACAAGAGAAGAGTATAACTCTTATGTTGGTAAAATTGGTAAAATTGATTGGTCTGCTATTTATGATGGTAAAGACAATCTTGATGCAGAGTCTGAAAAATATTGCTCAACAGACGCTTGCGAAATCAAACTATATTAGTCTTCATCCTGCTATAATAAGGGGATAGGAGAAATATGTCTACCCCATCAAATTTATATGCAGAAAAAGTATATTCTGAGCATCCACTAGTTTTGTGGGCATTAGACGATACGGTTGACTATAAAAGTTTAATTACTGAAGTCCAACGCAATCTTGCAACATCATGGACACCAACAAATGCTGCTCTTGCAGCATCGTTTGAAGACATAAATAAACCCTTTGTAGATAGTCATTTGTCAAGAATTAGAGTTAACGTTCCAGTAACAGAAACACTTGAGGCATCAATTGTTAGTCCCAATATACTTAATATTAACACTCTTGCAGATCTTGGAACATTCACTATTGGTTCATATTTTTATTCAAATAGTGTTTATTTGCAAACTGTTTCTATAGGTTATGAATATACAGATCCAGCAACATCAACCATAGTTCAAAATTTAAAAACATTCACTAGCACACTTTATCAGAAGTGGGGATTTATTTCTGAAACTTTTGAAATCCCAAATGTTTCTGCACAACTAAGAATTGTTTTTAAAATTAAAATTTTTGAAGGTTCAGGAACATCAGCAGATAATGAATTTTATATAAATGGTATTACTTTTGGGCAGTGGAATGAAGAATTTAATACATATTCTTTAAATGGAATAACAGAAACCACAGTTCCAGCAACAGTAAGTATCTACGGTGGCTATGATGCAGTAAAGGCACAAGCATATGGAATCGCAGAAGATTCTGGGTACTACATTACCGAAGGCGGATTAAAATGTAAAAATGCAGGGATCCCTTTGGTCTATGGAGCAAGCGGAGTAACTAAATTAGAACCAAACACTGACGCATCTTTAATCCTTCCAGGAAAAGGATTTTTAAATAAAAAAGGACAGTATAACGATTATACAATTGAGTTCTGGGCAAGAATAGCAGTAAATACATCTACACCATTCAAAATATTTGGACCTATAGCATCCGAAGATGGCCTATACGTTGAAGATGGATTTTTAACGTTAGTTATTGGTGATCAGTTTGCGTCACACTTTGTTGGTGAGTGGTTCAGACCAATGCTTATTCATATTCGTTTAATTAAAGATTCTGCATCTCTACTAGTTAATGGTGAAGAGGTTTTATCATTATCTTTGGATACTGCCAATTTAACTCTTCCAGCAGAACTTGATAATAGCGGAGATAGTCAAGACTGGGTAGGATTCTATGCAAGCAATACTGTGTATCCTTTTGAAATTGACTGTGTTGCTATATATTCTTATCAAGTTCCAGTTACAGTTGCAAAACGCAGGTGGGTGTATGGTCAAGGAGTTGTTTCTGCAGAAGGAATAAATTCATCATATGGAGGAACAACTGCTTTTGTAGATTATCCATTTGCAAATTACACTGCTAACTACAATTATCCAGATTTTGCTGGCTGGGATCAGGGAAGTTTTGATAACTTGGCAACTACTCAAACAAGTTTAAGGACACCAGAATATTCTTTACCAGAGATATTCTTGGGTACTAAAACATTACAAGAACTGTATGATGACAACAAAGACGTACAAGATAATGAGTCTGGTCCTGTTATTAATGATAGGTTTTTGTCCTTTAAGCCTAACAATACCTGGAACTCTATTGAATCTTATATTAATTTTTCAAGATTTAACTTTTTGTCAAGTGAAGTTGAGAGTTGTTATGGAGTATTTAGTTCTCACAACCTAGCATCAGACGAAATATTATTTAAAATTTACAACCCAATAAACAATAATTATTTTACAATTCTTAAAGACGGAAATCTAATTAAATACTCTTTAACCTATAATGGAACCACACAAATTTTATTTACTTCTAGCGCAATAACCACTAATAGCCTTTTTGCAGTTGGATTTAATGTAAAAACATTATCAGAAAAATTTGGCAGCGATGTAAGTTCTTTTTTTGGAAATCAAAGTTCATTAAAAATGTATGTGTGTGGAGATGATTCTGGAGACTACACCTTTACAGGAAGACTTTATTCTGTTGGGCTAGGAACAACCTTAAATTCTACAAAAATAACAAATTATGTTGACACAAATGGTTTTATTGAATTAGACAAAGGACAACAACTAATTGATCACACAGCCAGTTATACAATTCTTCCATCAGAGGCATATGAAAAATATTTCTTAGACATAGGTGTCGCAGGGTACTGGCAAGACTATCTACCTCTGTCTTACTTTGCTCAATTTGTAAAAAATAGCAGTGATGAAAAGTTTTATGAAATAGACTTTTTACAGTTTAACTTAGGATATCCAACAACAACCACTCTACAGCAAGAGTCTGGAACATCTTCTTCGTACTATAATACAGATGGTGCACAAATAAAAAGTTATGTAACATTTCAGTATGTTGCAGATGGTGCAAATATACCTACCTCTTTTGCTAATGAAGAACCACCAGATGAGTACAAGGTGCTTGATTTAAATAACTATGAAGATTGGGAAACAACAAAATTTGAAATTTTAAATAATACATTGATTTATCCAATTAAAAACATAGACTTTAATAAAATTGCAATTGTCTATAGTCTTGAATTTAACAGTCGTGGAGTTTTAACTAAGCCAATTTTATTAAACAAATTGCAGTTAGCCTCTCAAGCACTTAACGATAACTCTTTTAATCCAGTAGGAACAAGATTTGGAGTAGATCTATTTCCATATAAAAAGAATGGTATTTACTTTGACTACAAATCTAAGAATCCATTTAGTATATATAAAGAAAGCACACCTTATTTGTATTTAACAAAAACATCTGGGATTGAAGTGCGTGGTGAAATAAATATTCTAGAAAATCGTGGATTAAATCTTCCAATTAACAAAGAATTAGCAACAGACTACAAAGTAAGCGCCATGCAGTTATGGCTAAGATATGATCAAGACGCATTCCCAGCAACAGCAACAGAAATTTTTGAAATTAATCACAAAGGTGGAACCCTAAAATTTTACTTACAGGCAAACAGCGCTGACCTAGACAGGGGCAGAATATTTGTTTTAAATCAAAATGGTGTTGCATATAACGGTGTTGGATTTTATTTAAATGGTAGTCTGGTAAGAGAGCCCGTCTTATCTCTTAAAGAGTGGTCCTCAATAGGTGTAGCATTTTTAACCTCTCTTGTCTATAATTCATATCTTGGAAGCATAAATTTGACGGGACCAGTATTATTTAATAATATTGCATACTATCAGGCAAACAGCCTACTAGAGGTTGAAAGTAGAACAATAAGAACTTGGTTCCAAGCATTAACGGACGGCATTACAACAAATGATTGGCAATTTTGGTCCAGTAACTTTACCTGGGATGGAATGTTAGTAATAGGATCATCAGAGTTCTACGGAATTAACCCCTCAGATATTTACAAGACATATATAGGCACAAATAAAATAATTGTTGATGACGGAGAAGGATTAGTCTATCAACCTGAAAAATTAAATATATATGCAGGTACAGAGTGGTCAACCAACGTCTCTACACCAGTATAATCTGATATACTTATGGTTATGGAATCCCTAATTAACCCAAAAACTGGTAAGCCTTATGTTAAAAATGTCCGTCGTCAGGTAATAGATAAGCATTATGACTGGGGTCTTTACGTATATAAGACATCCGCTGGTAAATGGTTTACAGACGAAGAAGGCTCAGTTCTAAACATTCCATCAGACCGTGGAGACATTACAAAAATTGCAGAGTTAAAAAAAGTTGCAATACATTACGGAGATGATGGACTTGGCACAGCAGTATTTGTTCCAGGGCTAACTCAAGTTAGTGAAGAGGAGTATTCCGAACAAAAGGCAAGATTAAAAGAAGGATTAATTCCTTCAATGAATGATTTAGGTGCCTGGCATGCAGCACAACAAACATTGGAAAAACATGGAAGAGGTGCAATGGATGAGTGATCAAGAATATATCCGTGCAAGTCTTAATACAGAAGAAAAACAAGACAACATTTTTAAATCACATGACCCATTTAACAAAACTTGGGATGTTTTAAAAGATTATGTTGGGCTTGACCAAAACTTTCGTCGTAGAACAACTCGTAATTTAACAAAATACGCAGCACCAGAATTTAATGAAGCATACCTAGACGCAGCAAACGCAACCCCATCTGGAGTAAATGCGGGATCTAAACAAATCAATCCAGGTACGGTATATAGAAATGGTTACGGACTATTTGACGTAATCACTCCTCCATATAACATGTATGAGTTAGCCAACTTCTATGACACATCATTTGCTAATCATGCTGCAATTGACGCCAAGGTAGAAAACATTGTAGGTCTTGGATATCGCTTTGATATATCAGATAGAACGTTGTTAAGGTTTGAAATGAACGAAGATGCAGGTGCGGTAGAACGTGCTCGTAATCGTATTGAAAGAGCCAAAATTCAAGTACGTGATTGGCTAGAAAATTTAAATGATGATGACAGTTTTACAAAAACAATGGAAAAGGTTTATACAGACCTTCAGGCAACAGGTAATGGTTTTATTGAAGTAGGTAGAACAACTGCTGGAGAGATTGGCTATGTTGGTCATATTCCAGCAACTACTGTTCGTATACGACGCTTGCGTGATGGGTTTGTGCAGATTATTGGTCAAAAGGTGGTTTACTTTAGAAACTTTGGAGCAAAAAATGCAAACCCTATGGGCACAGATCCACGCCCAAATGAGATTATCCATTTAAAAGAGTACTCACCTTTAAATACATTTTATGGTATTCCAGATATTATTGCAGCAATGCCATCTCTTATCGGAGATCAACTTGCTTCTCAATATAATATTGACTACTTTGAAAACAAGGCTGTGCCAAGATATGTTGTAACCCTAAAGGGTGCAAAACTTTCAGGTGATGCTGAAGATAAGATGTTTAGATTTTTACAGACTGGGCTTAAGGCTCAATCACATAGAACTCTTTATATCCCGCTTCCTGGAGACACAGAAGGAAACAAGGTTGAATTTAAGATGGAGCCAATTGAAAACGGTATCCAGGATGGATCATTTAAAGAGTATCGCAAACAAAACCGTGATGATATTTTAATTGCTCATCAAGTTCCTATTTCAAAACTAGGTGGTGCAGATTCTGGAGGCGTTGCAGCAGCGCTTTCTCAAGACCGTACATTTAAAGAACAGGTATCTCGTCCAGCACAAAGACATCTGGAAAAAGTTGTAAACAAGATCATAAGAGAAAAAACAGACATTCTTGAACTTAGGTTTAACGAATTAACCTTAACTGATGAAATTGCACAATCTCAAATTCTTGAAAGATATGTAAAGACTCAGGTTATGACTCCTAATGAGGCTCGTGAAATGTTAGACTTGCCACTAAGGGCGGATGGGGACACGCCATTTGTTATGTCTCCAAGACAAGCAACTGATGCTAGAGCAAATTTAGCAGGAAATCGTCAAAGAGATGCAGAACGAACAAATAACAATTCCGATTCACCAACTACTATATCTGGACGTAATGCACAAGGTGAAGGTAGATCGTCTCAATAATTGAGAAATTCTTTCAAAGCGGTGCTATAATTATAACGTTATGTTAATAAACAAGGCTCAT